GCGCCCCACTTGCTGGATTAGTAAGCCGGGCGAGCAGGTCGGGCGCAGCAACGCGATCAGGTCGACGTGCGGGATGTCAAAGCCGACACTAAAGACGTTGACGCCGGTGAGGCAGCGGATCGCGCCAGCGCGATAGGCGTCGAAGATGCCCTTGCGCTCGTCGCTCGGGGTCTCAGCCACCACCGTCTCGCAGGAGAACCCGTGCTGGCGGATGGCATCACGCACCGCGTAGGCGTGGGTGACGCCGCAGCAAAAGGCGATCCAAGCGCGCCGGTTGGTGCTTTGCTCCACCAGCTCGGCGACCGCGGCCTCGACCACGCTGTCAACGTTGGCGGCGCGCTCGAGCTCGCCCGGAATGAATTCGCCGCCACGACGGCCGACACCGGCCACATTGATGCGGGTGGTTGTTGCTTTCGAGGATAGCTTGGCAAGCCACCCGTCCTTGATCCCGTCGCCGATACCGTAGGAAAACACCGTGCGCTCGAACAGCGCGCCATCGCCGCGATCAAGGTAGCCTTCATCAAGCCGGAAGCAGGTAGCGGAAGCGCCCACCAGCCGAAGATCGGGGGCGATAGCGCGCTTCGTGTCGATCAAAGTGAGATACATGCCGTCGCCGGTGCGCGGCACCATTTGGACTTCGTCGATTGCGATCAGGTCGCGCCGCCCAAGTAGCTTGGCGTCGCGGAATAGCGTTTGGATTGTACCGAAGATGATCTGCTGGTCGTGATCGCGCTGTCCGAGCCCGTCGCTACAGATCCCGAAAGGGGCATCCGGCCAGACGGCGCGCAGGGCCGCGACGTCCTGCTCGACCAGCTCACGCACGTGTACGGCAACGAGCACCTGCAAGTCCGGATCGCGCGCGATCTCCCGTCGGATGATCTCGGCCAGCACCACCGACTTGCCGGTGGCGGTCGCCATGTCGATTAGAGCGGCTCCGCCGCCGTTACGCCAATGAGCTCCCAGCGCCGCAATGGCCTCGCATTGATACGAACGCAATTCCACGACCAACCTCCCGAATATGAGACAGGGGTGCCTCGGTTCGGTTCGGTTCGGCTGGTTGAGATCGGTTCGGTTCGGTTGGTCTACTAGCGAAGAGAGGACGGCCGGCTAGGGCCTTTCCGGAGTGCTCTAGTCGGCCGCTCGATCGATCACTCGTGAGGGGTTTCGTCGTCGTGCCCCGCCGCGCATCACGTGGTCGTCGATCATAGCGGCGTACTCGTCATCGCAGGCCGATTCGACGTCCGGCTTTGGCGAGCTGCACATCCAAGAATGCAAACGATGCTCGCCGCCGTCAGGGCTCGATGCTCTCGACCTTCCAAAGCCTCGAACTCCGCACGTTGTTTCATCAAGGGCTGCGACTTCGTGGATGTCGGATTGCACGATCGGCACAAAAACCAATTGAGCGATCCGCGCCCCGCGCTCCACGATAAACGACTCGGCGCCGAGATTTGCGAGAATGACGTAAACCTCACCGCGATAATCGGGATCGACCGTGCCCGGGGAATTGAGCACCGTAACCCCGAAGTGCAGCGCGAGCCCGGAGCGCGACCGGACCTGGCCCTCGATCCCAGCGGGGAGCGCGAATGCGAGGCCAGTTGGGATCGCCGCGCGCCCTCCCGGTGCGATGATGATCGGCACTTTGGTCACGTCTGCGGGCACTGCGGCCACGAGATCAAGTCCAGCCGCATAGGCACTTTGATAAGCCGGTAACGGCAGGTCAGCAGCGTGCGGCAGCCGCATGATGCGCACTTGGATCCTGTTGATCGGGATCTTGTCGTCGTCGGTCATGAACGCCTCCTTAATGCACTTCCGTTGAAGGAGAAGGCTTGGGCGCTGGAACGTCGTGCTCGCGCATGGTGGCGATGATGTCCTCGAACATTTCGGCCGCCTCGGCGCTGCCCATCTCGTGCTCGGCCAGGGACGCGGCATGAAATGCCAGCGCCCGCGCGGTGCAGCAGGGACAGACGCTCTTGTGCTGCAGCCGCCTCAACAGGTTTAGGATCTTCTGGTCAGCAACCTTGAAGCTGCTCGTCTCGCGGCCGTGGTCTGGTATTTGGCTGGTCATCAGCTTGCGCTCCGTTGATTCAGTCGCGGCAGCAAAGACGAACGCGCGTTTGTCTTCGCATCCGCGGACTCAACCGTCCTTGCTTTTGCTCCGGCGCTTCTTGCTAGACGGCGCCGGCTCGTCCGGTTCGGGTGCCGGCTCGTCGACATCGTCGTTAAGCTCGATCGCGCTGTAGGACATCAGCACCTGGCCGTTGTATTCGAAGTGCGCTTTGGTGAACGGCGCTGCCGGTTTGCCCGTGCGGCTCTCGTAGGCGTAGCGGGCGAGTTTCCTGCCGCGCTCGGGGTCGAGGCCATCGGGGCAATTGATCGACATTCGGGTGCAGACTTCATCGACGAAGGTAGCGACGAAGATTGGGCTTGTGCTCATCGGGTTGTCTCCTTCCCATCAATAGGGGACCTTATCGTCGAGATCCTCGCCGAGCGTCGGCTTAGGCTTGCGCCAGGGTGCGGTTGCGCCTGAGCCGTTGTTGGCTCCGGTTGCGCTCGCAGCGGGAGCTTTCGGCTGTGATGCCGACTCCGCCTTTGCCGTAGCGGCAGCCTCGGCCGCCTTCGGCGCGGCGGTGGCTGGTGCCCCGGCCGGCTCCTTGGCCGCCTCCTTGATCTGCGCCTCGTATGGCAGGATCCGCGATACTCGGTTCTTGTCCGGGTAGATGCCCTGCTTCTTGTCCTTCTCGATCCCGACCTTGAGCGTACACGGGATGAACTTGAACACTTCAACGTCGGTCACTTCCTGGTCGATGCCGGCGGCAACGCAGAGATCCTTGAACTGCGCTCGACCGATCGCCGTTGCCTGCGCGCTCGGATTTTGGAAGGTGATGTTTTGAAAAACGTAGCGACCCTCGTACTGGCCCTCGGTGATCTGCCAGGACAGTCCGATATAGTAGCCATCGCCTTTCTGGGTCTGCGCTACCGATGCATCGACGATCTGCGCCCGGTAAGTACCGATCGGTAGGACATCGAATTCGCTTCCCTTTTGCGTCGCCGGATCGAACGCTTCGGGTAGTTGGGTGTCGTAATTTTCCGTCATGACACAACTCCTAAACCGCGCGGATGGGAACGGGCGCCGCCGGCGCGGGCGACGGCAAAAGTGGGGCTAGCTTGCTGGCGAAATCGAAGTCGAGCGGCACCGGCATCTTGGCCGGCAGCGCGAAGCGGTTCTTGGCCACGAAAGCGGGCCGGGCTTCAAAATGAAGGTGGCGAAGCGAGCCGCCGTCGGCCCGTGCACGCTTGCGGCCGAAGCCGACATCGTCGCTCTTGACCGCAATATCGGGCGCCAGGAACCCGATTACGTCGGCCCAGTCTTGGAGCAGCCCACGGGCACGCTTGTGAACACGAAGCTGGTAGCTCGTATAGCTTGGCACCCTCGGGTCGTTGACGGTTTCGACCGCACTGTGCGCGATCAGTACGATGGTCATGCCGCGGGTGCGGCGCAGCCAGTCAAAGGCAGCGAGTAGATCGCGCCATACAGCATCGGTCTCGACATAGCCTCTGCCGTAGCCCGGTGCCTCGATCGATGACCAGCCGCGTTCGCGACAAACCGCCTGCCAGATCAGAGGCTCAAGTGCGTCGATGCAGTCGAGCACCAGGGTGCGAAAATCGTGCGGCTCGTTGCCGAGCGCGGCGACAGATGCGCGCACCGCTTCGAGCTCCTCGAGCAGGCCAAAGCTCTCGAGCGCAAGCGCGCCGGTGCCGTCCTCGGTTTGCAGGAAGACCGGGCGCAGGAAGCGGGCCGCGAGCGTGGTTTTACCGACGCCTTCGAGGCCGTGGATCAGCACCCGCGGCGGCAGCGTCGCGACGGTGCAATGGATGTCGGTGATCTTCATGACGCAGCCTCGTTTGGTGTTAGATGCTGGCGCCGCCCGCGGGTGCGAGCGACACCGGGCGATTAAAGAGCCGGAGCACTGTTGATGCATTCGACCAGCGCACGAAGGGCCTCGCGGTCGCGGGCCTTAACGAGCGCTCGCACCCTGCGTTCGAGCTTCCGAACTTCGCGCACGACCTGAGGCTCGGC